GCCAGTATATCTGATGTAAAGCCGATTTCTTCTTTATCAAAAGAAGAAATTGAAAGTAAAATTATATGGGCAAAAGCGGAAATTCTTGAATGGGAAGATTTTATTTTACTTTGTAAAAAAGAATTAAAAAAGAGGAAATGAAAATTAAAGAAACCGAAGTGGATTTACAAAAACAGATTTGCGAATGGCTGAACTATAATCACTGTTTTGTTTGGCGCAATAATTCCGGGTTGATATTATTGGAAAATAAACAAGGAAAGAGGAGAGCTTTTAGGGCAGGAATAAAAGGAATGGCTGATATAATAGGAATTAAGTCCGGAGGACAATTTTTAGCAATAGAAGTAAAAATAGGTAGGAATAAACCGACAAACGATCAAATAGATTTTCTTGAAAAAATAAGAGAAATGGGAGGTGAAGCATTTGTTGTGTATAGTTTAGAGGATGTTATTGCAAGATTAAAATAAAGAAAAATAAATGAAAGAAAAACAGAAACAATTTAATTTAGAATCAGATAGTCAACTTACAAGAATTGCTGCTAATTTTTTTCAAAATAAGACACAAGGCGAGTATTCTGCTAATGATGTAGCAGTAGTTAAAGAATTTTTTTATCACACTCTTCAATCAAAGCCATTAAAAAAATATAAAGTAGCTTTTTGTTTTATTTGTGTCAATCCACCCTATTGGGAGTTTATCCCAAGAGCGATAGAGGGAGCGAGGAAATTCTTTTTACCAGATCATCAAGTTGATTATTTTATTTGGTCTGACTTGCCGGACAACCCTGAAGTAATTAAGCAAAAGCTCGCTGAAGGATATTTAAAAACAGGAGAAGCTAAGGCATCAGTTATAAACTCCTCATCCGCCGCAATCTTGATGGACGATAATAAGTTAAAGGATTTGGAAAAGTTGATTGGCGATTTGGTTAAAGTGAGAAAGGAAGTTAATTTTTTTGAGGTTGAATCCGTAGAATGGCCGTTGCCAACTTTATTTCGCTATCATACTTTTTTACAACAGGAAGAAAAGTTAAATGAATATGACTATATTTTTTATTCCGACATTGACATGCATTTTGTAAATTTTTGTGGAGATGAGATTTTAGGGGAAAATTCTTTAACTCTTGCTTTGCATCCAATGTTTTCGTTAAGGGAGAGCCTTTGGTTTCCTTATGACGCTAACCCAAAATCAGAAGCGTATGTTAAATTGCCCGGAAGTTATATTGATGATGGAAAGGGAGGAGTAAAGTTTAGACCAGAGTATTATGCGGGCGGGTTTCAAGGAGGGGCGACTGATTTATTTATTAAAGCAATGAAGGAAATGAGAAAAATGATTGATTTGGACTTTGAGAAAGAAAATTATGTTCCCCGTTGGAATGATGAGAGTATTCTTAACTCCTATATTTTCCGCCATCCAGAAATAGAAAAGGTCGTTTTATCGCCCGCATTTGTGCATCCCGACAGTTTGATTGATGAATACTATAAAAAGATATGGGGTCGCAATTATTCGCCAAAGATTATAACTTTGACGAAAAAATTTAGTATTAGTAAAGAGGCGGGTGAAGTAATTAGGGAGCAAATTAAAACATTATGAAAAATGCAATCCGCAAAAATAATTTTTCTTGATATAGATGGAGTATTAAATACTTCCATCTCAACTTTAGACAGAGAAAAAGTTGCATTGTTGAAGGAAATTTTACAAGAAACAAAAGCCGATGTGGTTTTAACATCTTCTTGGCGATTTTGGGGTGAAAAAGTAAAAGAATTAAATAATGCAGGACTGAATTTTATTTCTACTACCAGTCTTGAAAGAGATAATCAAAAACCAAGAGGAAAAACTATTAAAGAATGGATAGAAAATAATAATTATATTGGAAAATATGCGATGATTGATGATGATTACGATTTTTCAGAAGAACAAAAAACTCATTTATTTAAATGCCAGTCGGAAATTGGTTTAACAGAAGAGATTAAGAATAAGGTTATAGAGTATTTAAAAAAATGAAAATAAGTATAATCATTCCTTCATACAACCAATCCCAATACCTCAATAGTGCTATAGCTTCGGTACTTGACCAGACAGTCAAAGCTCACGAAATAATTGTGATAGATGACGGCAGTCAAGACAATTCTTTAGAGATAGCAAGGTCATACGAGGGTTTGGGAGTAAAAGTTATTTCGCAGGTAAATAAGGGGCTTCCTTCAGCAAGAAATACGGGAATAATGAATGCTACTGGTGATTATTTACTTTTTCTTGATAGTGATGATATGTTATTAGAAAATGCTATTGAGAAAATAACCGAAATTGTAGAGAAGACAAATGCAGATATAATTTCCCCTTCTTTTAAATGTTTCGGATTGGCACAAAATGAGATTATTTTAATGGAAAATCCTACAATAGAGGATTTTAAGACAGGAAATAGAGTAGGTTATTGCTCGTGTATAAAAAGAGAGACATTATTAGAGGTGGGAGGGTATAGCCCGAAAATGTGGTGTGGGTGGGAAGATTTCCACCTTTGGCTAAACCTGCTTTTACGAGATAAGACAATTAAAACTATTCAAGAGGTTTTATGGTTATACAGAGTTAAAGAAAATTCAATGATACAAGAAGCAAACAAACACGCTGATGAGTTGTGGGGACAGATTAGTAAAGACTTTCCGCAATTAAATTTACAATTAGGATTAAAAACACCATTACCAAAATGACATCAAAAAAGTTTGATTATGAAATTACAAGTTACGAACGAAATCTTGATTGTGTGGATTGTAAAACTTGCTATATCTGTTTAATTTGCAAAAAACATCACAATAATAAAAATTTGGCTAAAAATTGTAATCATAAAAAATGACACCTAAAATATCAATCTGTATCCCTTTTCACTGGATGAAAAACTGGCAATTCTTTATGACAAGGTGTTTAGAGTCTATTGAGAAGCAAACATTTAAGGATTATGAGATAGTTTTAATAAAACATTCCACGATGCCTATAACGAGCAATAGGGCGATAGAATCTGCACAAGGAGAGATTATTAAAGTTTTGTATGTTGATGATTGGCTTGAATCCGAAGACTATTTAGAAAGAGTGTGTGGAGCATTTTCAAATAAAAAGGTGGAGTGGGTAATTACTTCGTCCTCTACTAATAAAAGACCTTTTTGGACTGATGATATTGAGACTGGAAATAATAAGCTCGGTTCGCCATCTGCGTTATCATTTAGAAACAACTCTAATACATTTGGCAATGAACTTTTTGATGAAAAACTATCGTGGATGTTAGATTGTCACTTGTATAAAGAATTGGAAAGAAAATTCGGTTTGCCAACTATTTTAACAGATGTGAGTGTGGGGATAGGAGTTGGCGACCATCAAATGACACATATTCTTACAGACCAGCAAAAGTTAGACGAAGTGAATTATTTAAAAAAGAAATATGGATAAAAGGGGATAACTTTTATTTGACGGCGGTTCAATAGGTGGTAGAATGGAGGTATGAATAAAAAATGTCCATGTGGAAAACAATTTTGGTGTCCTCCGAGAGAAGTTAATAGAAAAAAGTACTGTTGCAAAAAATGCTTTTATAAGTATCGAGTAATTCCAATTTGGAATAAAGGTTTAAAAGGGATACATCTTTCTCCTGCAACCGAGTTTAAAAAAGGCAGTCTTATTGGGAAGGAGTACAGGTTTGAAAAGGGGCATAAACCTAAAAATCCTATTAAAAAAGGGCAAAGAATTTCGCCAAATACTGAATTTTTAAAAGGACACAAAACTTGGAATAAAGGGAAGCCACACATGATTGATGATAATCATCCGCAATGGAAAGGAGGTAAAGTTGGATATAGTGCATTACACACTTGGATACACAGAACTTGGGAAAAAAGTAAAAAATGTGATTTTTGTGGTTTAGAAAAAAGAATAGATTGGGCTAATAAGAATGGTATTTATAATCGTAATAGAATTAATTGGTTAAATTTATGCAGGAGATGTCATATAATATACGACAAAAAAAATCCAAAAAAACTTGTCTCTTGAGTGGTATAGCGGGAAGTATTGGAGTTCATGTAATGGCTCACATTTTCAAAAATACCGATTGGGAAATAGTGGGTATTGATAGTTTTAGACACAAAGGTTGGATGGACAGAATTCAAGCTGTAATGGATCCTCACCCCGATTGGGAAGGCAGATTGACTGTTCTTATACACGATTTAACTGTTCCTATCTCGCCAATTATGGCTAAAAAAATAGGACACATAGATTACATAATCAATATGGCTTCTTTGTCTGATGTGGAAGCCAGTATTCAAGACCCTGTACCCTTTATTGAAAATAATGTCAAGCTTGCTATAAATATGCTGGAATATGCAAGGAAAGCGAAACCGAAAGCATTTATACAGATTTCGACGGATGAAGTATATGGCCCTGTGGCTAATAAAAATGATTTAGGGGTAAAAGAATGGGACGCTATTGTACCTTCAAATCCTTATGCGGCCAGTAAAAGTTGTCAGGAAATGATAGCCATTGCTTATCACCGCACATATAATGTTCCAGTNATTATTACNAATACTATGAATAACTTTGGGGAAATGCAACAACCGTCCAAATTTCCTGTAATGATTCAGCGATGGATTGAAAATGGTGAGAAAGTGATTATTCACGGCGAAAAAAGAGGCGATAAAATTGAAATTGGGTCTCGTTCCTATATTCACTCCCGAAACTTTGCAGATGCCTTGTTATTTATTTTACAAAAACTTCCGCCACACTTGCATACCCCAGATGCAGTGGACAAGCCTGATAGATATAATATTGCAGGAGATTTGCAACTTGATAATTTAGAACTCGCTAAAATGATTGCTAAACTAATGGGAAAGCCAGATTTTGAGTATGAAATTATTGATGTGCATTCGCTCCGCCCGGGTCATGATCGTCACTACCAACTTGATAATACCAAATTAAAAGAATTAGGATGGACTTCTCCTAAAAGTTTTGAAGACAGTTTGCGTGAAACAATAAAATGGCAGACCGACCATCCAGAATGGATTACCGAAAAATAAAACAATGAATAGAGAAATAAAATTTAAGGTTTATTAAGTATGAAAAAGTATCAAATTATTTATGCTGATCCACCTTGGAGTTATGCAGACCAAGGATGCCAAGGAACTATGGCCAATCATTACAATGGAATGAATTTGTTTGATTTACAAAAAATGGTTAATCCAATTTTAGATATTGTTGATAAAAATTGTGTTTTGTTTATGTGGGCTACTTATCCAATGTTAAGAGAGGCATTGTGTTTAATTGAAAGTTGGGGTTTTGAATATAAGAGTATTGCTTTTCAATGGGTAAAACTTAATCCTAAAAACAAAAAACCTTTTTATGGGCTTGGAAGATGGACGAGAGGCAATACTGAACCTTGTTTATTGGCTACAAGAGGTAGGCCAAAGAGAAGATCGGCAAGTGTTTTTCAACTTATTCAAGAAATAAGGGGGAGACATAGTGAAAAACCAGCAATAACAAGAGATAAAATTGTAGAACTTATGGGTGATATTCCAAGATTAGAACTTTTTGCTCGTCAAAAAACCGAGGGTTGGGATGTTTGGGGAAATGAAATTAAAAACGATATTAAATTAAAATAACATGCAAGAACCAAGAAAAATAATGGGCGGACTCGGAAATAGAATGTTTCAATTCGCCTACATATACGCACAAGTTCGCAAAGGACTAATACCCGATATTTATATTCAGGATTTTGATTATTTCAAAGAATTTAAAGAAGAAATACGGCAACTTTACCAAAAAGAGATTGGCAAAAGAAAAGAATTTATTGCTTTGCATATCCGCAGAGGTGATTATGTTGATAATCCTTTTTATGTGGACTTGACTAAAACAGATTATTATGATAAGGCAATGGCACAATTCCCAGATGAGAAGTTTCTTGTTTTTTACAGAGACAGGCAGGGGACGAATGATTACCAAGACAGGGAGTGGGTCAATGAATGGCTTACTCAAAAAGGTGTGAAGTTTGAGATTTGGGAAGGGCAAAATGAGGTCGATGACCTTAATGCGATGAGTGCCTGTAAAGGTTTAATCGGCGCAAATAGCTCGTTTTCTTTATGGGGAGCGTTTCTAAATATCAATTCAGACAAAAAAATAATTATGCCAAAACAATACTATGCCGATGGTATTCAGCGAACTAAATACCCAAAGGGCGAGGGCTGGGTTATTATTTAATATGAAAAAGCGTAAAGTGTGCATCATAGGTTCATTGGGTCTTGTCGGTTCAGAAGCTGTTGACTTTTTTAAAGAGAAAGGATGGGAGGTTATTGGAATAGATAATAATCAAAGGGTAGAAATGTTTGGAGTTGAAAAAACAGATGATGGAGAAACTTTAGGAGTAGATATTCGGGATGAAAAAGCAATCAATGCCCTTTTTGTAATGCATAAGTTTGACACAATAATTCACGCCGCCTCACAGCCAAGCCACGACTATTCCAAAGACCACGTATTGGAAGATTTTGATATAAATGCACGAGGGACACTGATACTTTTAGAAGCCACAAGAAAGTATTGCCCTGATGCGGTGTTTGTCTTTTGCTCTACTGATAAGGTTTATGGGGGGAATATGAAAATGATAAATGCTGAAGAGGTAGTTGAAAGTAAAACACGGTATCTTCCATGGTTACACGCAGGGGAAAGGGAAGATTTTAATGAGAGTTTATCCATAGACCAATCAATTCATAGTTTATTTGGCTGTTCAAAAGCGGCGGCTGACTTATATGTGCAAGAATATGGGTATTATTTTGGAATGAAAACCGTTTGTTTTAGGCTTGGTTGTATTACAGGCAGAAGGCACAAAGGAGCTGAATTGCACGGATTTTTATCTTATTTAGTTAAATGCATTAAAGAGGAAAAGCCCTATAAGATTTTCGGTTTTAAGGGTAAGCAAGTAAGAGACCAGATACATTCGTATGATTTGGTAAATGCTATGTGGCATTTTATTCAAAATCCCAAAGTTGCGGCAGTATTTAATTTAGGAGGAGGATTTGAAAGGTCGGTTTCTATCTTGGAAGCTATTGAGATGATAGAAAAAGAAACTGGCAAGAAAGCGATTGTTGAGTATCACGAAGTTCGCAAGGGCGATCGGCAGTGGGATATTCACGATGTTTCAAAGTTTAAAAAGGATTATCCTGAATGGGATTATAAGTATTCTCTTAGCGATATCATTGAGGATTTATGTTTATGAAAAAATATAAGTTTTTATATGGAGGCTGTCTTTTTGGGAAATCAGAAAGAGACGCAATAAATAAAGTTCTTGACCGCAATTGGTGGCAGATTGCAGAAGAAGGGGATTTAATGGAAAAAGAATGCTCAAAATACTTGGGTGTGGGTTATGGGGTACTCGCCAATTCTGGCTCGTCTGCGGGGCTATTAGCCCTATCTGCGCTTGAATTACCAAAGGGGTCGGAAGTGATAATCCCAGCCGTAACCTTTCCGACTATTTTTAACATTATCCTTCAATGTGATTTAACGCCTGTGGTAATTGACGCTAAAATAGGGACTTATTGCTTTGATGTAAAAGATGTAGAAAAAGCGATAACTGAAAAGACTAAAGCCGTTATAGCCGTTCACCTTCTTGGGAATGTGGTTGATATGCCAGCTTTGATGAAATTAGCTAAAAAGAAAAAGTTGATTGTTATGGAGGATTTTTGCGATGCTTTTGCAAGCACAATTAACGGCAAGAAAATAGGAAGTTTCGGGGATATTAACTTTACCTCATTCCATGCGGCTCATATTATTGCTATGGGACAGGGCGGAGGGGTTTTTACCAATAACAAAGATTTGGCTCAAAAAATTAGAATATATCGGGATTGGGGCAGACAAGCTAATCTGACAATGAGAGAGAATACTAATTACCCGAGTTTGCCTAAAGACCAGAATCCCCGTTATATTTATGAGAAAATTGGATATAATCTGTCGCCCCTTGAGTTGCAAGCGGCAATGGGAAGAGTCCAGTTAAGGAAAGTGGAAAAGATTAAAAAGTTAAGGCAGAGGAACTTTGATTATTTATTTAAAGAATTAAGCAAGTTTGAAGAGTTAATTATGCCGACTTGGATCAAGGGAGCTGATATTTGCTGGTTTGGTTTTCCAATTTCTGTTAAAAGCAGAAGACCTGAATTGATAAAGTATCTTGATAACAAGGGGATAGAGACAAGGACTATGTTCACGGGTAGGGTTGACCTTCACCCTGCATATAAAGATAGTGTTTATTGTATTAGTGGCGATTTAAATGATTCTACTTGGATTTTAGGACACTCACTTTGGTTTACAGTTCATCCACGATATACGCCAAAGGATTTAAGTTATATTATTAAAGCATTTCAAGAATTTTATGAAAAATAAAATAAAATATCAAGCTGTAGAATATGGCGAAAAAAACAACCTTGATAAAGAAGATATAGCTTATTTTATGACCTTAATGGACGCTATGTATGAATTGGGTTGGAAAGAAAAGGCCGAACAAATGTTAAGAGCAATGAAAGATTATATGCCAGACAATAATTAGCTCGTAAAAATAATATAAAGATATGATACATCTTCCAACTACAACCTTAGTAGCTCTTAGCGGAATAGGCTACCGAACCGATAAAATGGTTAATGCTTTGAATTATTCTCAAAAAGGAATTAAATTTGGAGCGGTCAAGTATATTCAGTTGGGCGAAATTAAAGATATTGATTCTTGGAGTAAATCCACAATTTATAATTTGCCAAAATACATTGAGACGGAGTATTGCCTTTTAATTCACGAAAATGGTCAAATAGTTAATCCTCAAGAATGGCAAAACAAATGGTTGGAATATGATTATATGGGTGCTCCTTGGCCCTTGCCTAATGAATTTGACAAGGTTTCGTATAGAGATGAAAATGGAGAGATACAAAGAGTGGGAAATTCGGTAAGTCTACGAAGTAAAAAATTGATGGATTTAGTGGCTACAAGGGAATGGAAACCATATTATGGATTTTGGAATGAAGATGGATTTATTTGTTGTCATAACCGAAAATGGTTAGAATCAAAAGGATGTAAATTTGCTCCACTTTCCGTTGCTAAATACTTCGGAAGAGAATTAGATATTCCAGAGAACATGGACGTGGACAAACCTTTTACTTTCCACTATAATAGAATTAGACCTGGAAGAAATATAGAATTTAAGCATCTTCTTTAGAAATGAAAATAATAACATTAACACAAAATAAGGATACTATAATTGATGATGAATTTTACGACTATTTATCTAAATTTAAATGGCATTATAGCACTGGTTATGCAAAAAGGAATTTATGGAATTATCAGAGCAAGAAAGCTAAAATAGTAAGAATGCATCATTTTATTCTTCCTATGAAAAAAGGATTACAGATAGACCATATAAATGGCGATACTTTAGATAATAGACTTGTTAATTTGCGATATGTGAAACAAAAAGAGAATTTAAGAAATCAGGGATTAAGAAGTGATAATACAAGTGGTTTTAAGGGAGTTAGTAAATGGAAAAATGGGCAATGGAGGGCTTATATTGTTGTAAATTATAAACAGATTTCACTTGGTATTCATAAAACAAAAGAAAAAGCGGCTGAAGCATATAATAAAGCGGCTAAAAAATATTATAAAGAATTTGCAAGATTAAATATATGCTGATTGGAATTTTTTATCAAGGTTCAGGTTTGGGCAACCAACTCCATAGATATGTAGCGACAAGAGTTAAAGCGGCTGATTTAGGAGTGGATTGGGCAATGATTCCCATTATGGATGGTTCGGGCAAAGAGAAGGGATTTAAGGGACAGAGTTTTATGGATATAGGACAATGGGATAAGGGAGTTAGACAAGGTTTACCAATTGAATTTGATATAAGTCAAAACCCACGTAATATTGCTTTTAAGGATGTTCCAGGTGAGCCAGAAAATGTTACAGGTTATTGGCAAGAGAAAAAAGTAGTTGATGAATTTGGAAACGATATAAGAAGTTATGACCCAGAATTTAATTTCATAGAAGACAACACAATTATTGATGGTGAATTTCAAGATGAGAGATACTGGGAACACAGGGAAAGGGAAGTCAATGAATGGTTAAAAGTAGAACCATTGAAAATGCCTGATAATTTGTGTGTGATAGGATTTAGGGGCGGTGAATTTAGTCTGTTTCCTGATTTGTTTTTAACAAAAGATTACTGGTATGAAGGAATTGAGAGAATGAGAAAGATAAATTCTAAAATGAGGTTTGAAGTCCATACAGATGATAAGTTATTAGCAATGAGTTATTTTAATGGTGATTTAAAAGAAGATTTCAAAGTAATTCACGATATTGGAATAAATTGGCGGTCAATGAGGTATGCTAAATATGCGATAATTGCTAATAGTTCATTCTTTATTTTGCCGAGATGGTTGAATAAGGGGATGACTATTGCCCCAAGATATTGGGCCAGAAGAAATACAAAGGTTTGGTGCTTACCCCAAAATTATTATTCCCGATTTTTTTATATTTGAGGTAAACACCACACTTTTGACCTAAAAGGAGGGTACTTTTGTGGACATAGCTCTTTGGCAGAAGCGTATTGTGAGTGAGTTGCATGAGACCTTTCCAACTCGTATGAGCACGGAACATCGTCTTCTCGCGCTTCATCGGCAAGTCGGAGAAGCAAGCTTGGAGTTTGCTCGTGAGCAAAAAGCGGTCAATTGTGACCACCACCCGCCACATGGCTCTTTTCAAAGCCGATTAGTTGCTGTGTTTCTTGACCTTTTTGTGCTCTGTGAAGAGTCGGGTGTTGATGTGGAAGCAGAGTTGGAAGAAGCAATCAAATGGCTTCAATCGCATCGCTAATGCGACACCATACACCATAGCAGAGGGTGTAAACTCTGCTAATTTTTTTATGAAATATGTAGTTTCAAGGTATAATCAAGATATAGAATGGTTAAAAGAATATACTAATAATCCTATTATTTATGACCGAAGTGAAGAACCATTGAAAAATGCGATTAAGGTTGATAATATTGGAACTGATATAGCGGATAAGTTTAAATTTATAATAGATAATTACGATAATTTGCCCGAAGTGGCAGTTTATACGAAAGCAAATATTTTCAAATACATTACAAAAGAAGAGTTTGACAAGGTCAAAGATAATAAAGTATTTACACCGCTTTTGACAAAAAGTCATAAGGAAAAGGAGGGAGTGAGTTTTTATAAAGATGATATTTACTGGGAAGTGAATAATTATTGGTATTTGGGAGCGCATCCAGTTTTATATCCAGAACGAGTTAAAATGGTTTCAGAAATGGTTGGAATAGATAAAATGGAATATGTGCCATTTGCGCCAGGAAGCAATTATATAATTCCCCGTGAGAACATCTTAAAACACCCAAAAGAATTTTATGAGAAACTAAGAAGTTATCTTATGTGGAGCAGATATCCAGGGGAGGCGCAAATTATTGAACGAGGACTTTATTTATTGTTTAAGTAGTGATATAAAAACTGAGGCAATTTCAAATTCGGTAAAAATAATAATCTTAATTCTAAAAAATATGAAAATAATAAAAACATTTAGCATATTGCGTCAAATAGATAAGCAAGTAGCTCTATTATATCAAGCCAACCCATTATTGAGGAATACTAAGTTTGGATATGTTTACAAACGTTTCTACGAGAAAAACTATTTTCCTTTATTTAACGAATTGCAGGATAAAATTGCCGACGAGAAATTAAATAATGCTTTAGTGGACGAAAAAACAAAGGAGGTGCTTTATACCGACTCAACACAAAGAGCCTATAAGTTTGATAAGGAAGGCACAAGGAAAGTGATTGAGTTTATAAGAAAGATTTATAAAGATTACGAGATAAAAGAAGTGGAAGTTTTTCCGTTTATTTCAAATTATATTCCAAAGGAATTGAATGAAGAGCAAAAAGAATTATTTAAGGGTTTAATTATTTAAAAAATAATGTGGCACAGGTAAAGGTTATGTCTAAAATTATAGATTGCATTTCATACAACGGGGAAGAAGAAATTTGGGAAATCCGCTACAATATTTTAAAAGATTTTATTGATGAATTTCGGGTAATAGAATTTGATAAAACATTTTCAGGCAAGCCAAAAGAAAAAAAGTTTAATCAAAATTGGGATAAAGTAAAACATTATTTTATCACAGAGGATATTTGGGGTAAGTATTGGGAAGAAGCAAAAAAAAGTCCTAATACAAATTATGGCGAGGGGGCTAAACACTGGATCCGTGAGTGGTGTATGAAGGAGTCGCTGAAGGATTGTTTGACAGACCTTGATGACGAAGATATAATTTATTTAGGAGATGTAGATGAGCTATACGAATGGAATGAGTTGATGATTTCAGGTGGTTTTAATAATAAAGCGGTTTTTAAATTAAAGCTGCGAGTGTATACTTATTGGCTGAACAATCGTTCGTCAGAGGAGTTTTGGGGAACTATTGCAAGTAAATATAAGAATATAAAAGGCAAGTGTTTAAATGAGTTAAGAACAGACAGAAATTACAAAACTCCAAATGAACACGGCTATCATTTTACATCAATGGGTGGATATGATAAAGTAAAAGAAAAGCTGACTGATTCTTACACGGAAGAAACATACGCAAGCAAACAAGTTTTAAATAATTTAGAAAATAATATAAAAGAGAATAGGGATTTTTTAGGAAGGAATTTTATTTATAAGATTGATGAGAGTGAACTTCCTAAATGGCTTTTAGAAAATAAAGAGAGATATAAACACCTTTTTAAACCTGTGGATAAGTAAGGCTTGACAAGGTTTTTAATAAGAATATAATGATAGTATGAAACATACAATATACAACAAAAGCACATTTTCTATAAAGTGTTTTTCTGTTGTATGTTTCAAAAACAACAAAAAGAGTGCCTATTTTTAGGCGCTTTTTTTGTTTGATTAAAACCTATAAAAATTACAAAAGTATCAGACGCTCCGCCAGTATGTAATATCTACCTTGTGCTGGTGGCTTGGACGGATTATAATGTAATGGTTTTGCAGGATTCTAACTGATGGTATCCTCTCTACTGCTTTCGCTTCTTAATTGGGTGATGTAGGACGGTTGCAAGATAATTTCTTCCCGCAAGCAGGCTTACTGGTACCCCACACTAACAAACTTCGGTTTGTTTGAAGTGGCAGGTGATTTGCGGGAGAGAAGCGGAGCGTGTTAAAACGGAACGCTGGTTTGAGTTAGAACTTGACATAAAAATAAACAGAAAGTATAATGAAAGTAAAAAATGTCAAAGTCTACAAGACAAGTCAATAAAAACTTTAACCCTACAGGCAAGGGCGGATTTGGTGATAATCCGCAAAATATAAATCCAGGGGGCGAACCAAAGAATTCGCTTAAAAATTATGTAGCAAGGAAATTAGCAGGGCTCACAGATAAAGAAAAAGATAAATGGTTAAAAGAACATAAAATTTCTGGTATTGACCAATGGAAAATGGGAGAGGGAAATCCCGAAACCAATGTAAAAGGTGATATTGAAATAACCAAAAAAGTAATTTCAGTGGACGAATAAAGGTCTAAAAAATTAAATTAAAATTAAAAAACTATGTCAAAATTAAATTCATCCGAAGAAAAAAACGAATATGCTCTTTTGCAATTTAAGAGAGATTATTCTTCGTCAGAAGATAAAGAAGGAACACAGAAGTTTCAAAAGATTACTTTTTATAAGTTGAACCCAGATAGTTCTTATGAAAATGGGACGACATTAGAGGAGGTAATAAGTTGCGCTATTTCTCGGCTTGCCGACCTCAATTCTCGTTTTGAGTGCAAAGAGAATGTTGAAGCAATAGTTCACTTAAAAGAAGCATATAGGTTTCTTGAAATGAGGACTGACGATAGAAAAGAAAGAGGAGTGGAAGGGAAACACGAAAAATAAAGTAAATTCAGTGGCAACAAAGCAAAAAGCGATGCCAAAGCAGAAATGTTTTTGGCGTTTTATTTTAATGATTAGAAAAATAATATACAAAATTAAAATGTGGTGGCATGGTAAAGTTATGAGGAGTGGATGTGATGGTATCACAGGTGCCTGTTCAAGGTGTCCGATACTTTAATGGAAAATGATATTATTAAATTCAGTGAACTTTCAAACTTCTTTGAAAAACAAAAAGATGCTCAAGAGGCAAGTAAGAGATTTAAGTTTGTTTTATTTGGCGGAAGTGTAGGAAGCGGTAAATCAAGATGGTTGCGATGGATGATGTTATATCACTTAATGAAGTTGTACGATAAGTATAATATCAAAGGAATAAGGGCAGGATTGTTTTGCGAAGATTATCCGTCATTAGAAGACAGGCATTTATCAAAAATAAAATATGAGTTTCCCGATTGGTTGGGAATATATAATCAAGCAAGACACGAATTTACTTTAAATGAAGATTACGGTTCAGGTGTTCTGACATTTAGAAATTTGGATGATGTGGCAAAGTATTTATCTGTTGAATTTGCCATAATAGGAGTTGATGAAATAAACAGGAATAAGAAACCAGTATTTGATATGTTAAGGTCAAGGTTGAGATGGCCCGGTATAAAAGATGTAAAGTTTTTAGCAGGTTGTAATCCTTTAGGGGAAGCGTGGGTAAAGAATATCTGGGTAAAGAGATTATTCCCAATAGACGAGAAAGAGCAGTATGAGTTTGTTTTTGTGCCAGCTCTTCCGACAGATAATCCTCACTTACCAAAAGAGTATTACAAATCATTAGAGAGTTTGCCAGAGTTTCAAAGAAAAGCATTTTTAGAGGGAAACTGGGACGCAATGGACGAGGCAATAGATGAGAAGGGTTATATTAGGTTGATAAATGACAGAGAGTATCAATCGGTAATAGTCCAATCAGGAGAGCATTCAGGTTATAAAATCTTAGGAGTAGATCCAGCGGCAGGAGGAGACAATTCAGCTATAGTATTAAGAAGCGGAAACCTGCAAGAAGTATTATTCAATCAAAAGCTCCGCAATACAATGGATTTAGTAGGAGTGATTATGGAAAAATACCGAGATTACAAAGCTGATTTCATTGTTATAGACAAAACAGGAGTAGGGCAGGGAGTTTATGACAGGGTAAAAGACTTAGATTATCCTGTTAGGGGTGTAGCATTTGGCGAGAAGTCTGAAGATGAAATGTTTGCTAATTTAAAAGCTGAATGGCACTGGCGAGAAAGACAATGGCTTTTATCAGGAGGTAGATTATTGGCTAACTATGGCTGGAATGAGTTTGAGAATATAAAGTACCAGAATAAAGATGGAATAATAAGGATACAACCAAAGGAGGATTTGTTAAAAGAAGGATTATCTTCGCCAAATTGTGTGGATGCGGCTGTCTTGACACAAGTTATTAAAAGTGAAACAATTAAAAAAGAGAAAATAATAAAAATGAATAAAGGGCGAGTTTTCTATGATCAAATGTCTGATGTGTGGAATGATTATCAGTCCCCTACAGTAGAATTATGGAGAAAATAAAAGATTATAAATCAGAAGAAAGAAAAGGAATTGCGGAAGAGGGCGTATGGACAGACCAAGATTTAGCGACTAAGGCTGATACTCCTTTAATTGATTCGGCAACTGGAAAAAAACTTATTATTAGAATGTTTGACTTTAACTGGAATAAGAGAATGAAGAGTCAAGATATAAAAGGAATTAAAAACGATAAACAGGGTTTTTTCAATTCTCACGCTAAATACATAAAAGACTTTTTATGGAAAGATGGCTTATCGGTGAGAGAAGACCACGACCCTAAAATGATTTTTAATAAAAAAGGCTACAGAATAGCCGTGTTATGCGAGGCAAGGTTTGGGGTAAGTATATTTGATAAGCCGACAACCTTGCAGGATATTATGAAACCATTTAGCAGTGGTCAAAAACATGCCAAAAAAAGGATATAAACAAACAAAAGAACATAAGGAAAAGTTAAGAGAAGCTATGTTGGGAAAGGTAAGTTATTGGCGTGGAAAAAGGAGACCAGAAATGTTGGGAGAGAATAATTCAAGCTGGAAAGGTAAAAGGGTAGGTTATAGGTCTTTGCATTATTGGGTAGAAAACAAACTTGGTAAGTCTGATATTTGTGAATATTGTGGTAGGTCGGAATTAATTGGACACCAAATTCATTGGGCAAATAAAAGTGGTCGGTATTTAAGAGAATTAAATGACTGGATACGTCTTTGCGCAAGTTGTCATAAAGCTTACGACAGAGATTTAGTATCAGTTTAACTAATATCAAACCAGACGAAATCGCCAGTTACTATCGTGAAAGTCAAGACTTCTTAGCAGAACGAAAAAGAAGGCAGGTAAAACAACTTGTTCTGCTTAACAACTTACAGAGAGGCGACCAGAATATAGCCTCAACGCTTTTAATTACGCTCTTTAACAGGCTTTTATCAAGTTTATACGATAATAAACTCCAGATTAAATTCCTGCCTTCGCAAGGCATAACTCAAAATCAGATAAACTCCTACAATGTTTTATCCCAATCAGACTATCTTGAAATGGGAAAGCCAAAGATTGATTACGATTGGGTCTGGGATACATTATTCTTTGGCAGGGGATATTGCGAAACATTGCAATTTGACAAGAAGCAAAAGATAATGAAGCCTCATGTTATCAATCCTCTGGTGTTTGGTTATGATCCTTATTTTGAGGAAGTGCAAGACTGGAGGTATTATTGGAAATGGATAACTAAGAGTAAGTGGGACTTAAAAAGATTGATTAAAAAAGGGACTATTACTGGCATTAAAGACCCAAAAGAAATACCGACAGGAATTGAACCTGATTTATGGGATTACAAGGTAAAGAGAGATGCGGCAAAGAAAGCGATGGAGCCATCGGAAGACACAGTTTCAGGTGAAGTATATCAAATCTTGGAGTTTTATGGGCACGATGACAATGGAAATAGAATGGTTTATTGGGTAGATAAAGGGTTTAGCAAGATTTTAATGAAACAAAAGCTGGATTTGAAAGACGGAGAAGATGAAATGTCAAAATGGCCTATTGTGGTTAAAGAAGCGTTTAGAGAACCGCACTCATCAGTTGTATTTTCGGTAGCCGATTTGTTAGAGGACAAACATAGAGCAAAGTCAGTTTTGCTTAACTTAGCTTTTATTGCCGCTAAAGACAGGGCTAATCCTCTTTATGGATATAATCCTGACAAGGTGAGGGATATAAGTCAGTTTTTCCAAAGGCAGATAAACCAACACATTCCAATGGATGATGAAACTGCTGTTTGGCCATTAAATACCGAAGACCCGATGTCAGCGGGATTGATACAATTTATTTCTCTTTTAACACAAGAAGCTAATGAGCCAATGGGAACGGGGCAAGTATTGCAACCTATCAAAGGCAGTCCGCAAACAGCTACAGAGAGAGCCATAGACCAGCAATTAAATGATATGGCTCAATCCTTGCAATCAAAAGTTATGCAGTTTGGCGAATCAGAATTTTGGAGTCATTGGTTTCACCGTTATGCTATCAATGCCAAAGATTTAAAAACAAAAATAGCTAACATTGTGGGCGTAAAGGGAGTTGAATCAACTGAAATAGATTTAAAGGATTTCAACACAGATTTTCCGCCAGGAGTATTTGTCTATTCAGCCAAAGAAGCAGAGTATAAAGAGTTAGTTTTAAGAAGGGATTTAATGCAATTATATCCTCAATTAGCTGAAACGATTGGGCCTGACGGAATGAGAAACTTTAATAAATACATATTTTTTCCTAAGTTCCTTGATGACCCCTCTTTAATAGACACTATTTTTCCAAAGACATTAGACGAATTAAGAGCGGCAGAAGAAAACGAGATATTAGCCAAAGATAATTATGTAAAGACAAATGAAGAAGATAATCACCAAGAGCATATTTATATTCATAGAGCAATATTTCCTAAAACGAACGCGGTGTGGTTTCATTTAGCGGAGCACGAAGCAAGATTGGCTGAGCAGAAAAAAATGATTATGATGCAACAACAGATACTCCAACAGCAAATGATGCAGGAAGGAATGCAGAAACAATTAAAACCACAGCAACAGCAAAAGGTCGGAGCTCAAGCGGGTTCGCCTATTGAGGCGGCATCTCCGCTAAAAGAAGCAATAAATAAAACAAATCAACAATAAATATGAGAAATTATGCACCCACTCTTCCAAGAGATAAGAGTGATGATATAATGCAAGAATATCCTTCTCCTAAAAGACCACTGACGAGGTATGCTTCAGACAACGCATCAGTATCTTCAGTTATTTCAGTAACCCATGATACTACCGCTTTAGAAATAGCGGCTATTACGACTTCTGCGGTCATGAGATGGGTAACTACTGGCGATACACAAGCCAGTATTATAAGCGCGGCAGATCTTACCGAGAATTTTGACCATGTTATTCCAATAGGCACAATTAGGAGGTTTGTTGTCCCGATAGAAAGTAATCCACAAACGGGAAGTGTGCAGGGAATTAACAGGGAATTGGGACTATTTCAAAGGGTCGCAATAAAATCAACAGGAGTAGGGAGCGTCCTACTTTCCGAATTTTAAGAGTAATATAAATCTATGCCATCAGGAATTTATATTCCAAATCCATTTACCGAAAAGTTAAGGAGAGAAAAAATAAGTAAAACAATGAAGGGGAGAATGCCGAAGTTTATTCCCGATAATAAGGGAAGGAAAAAACCCTCTTTTTCAGGAGAAAATCATCCGAACTGGATAAAAGATAGAAATTTAGTCAAGCACCAAGATGAAAAAAATAATGCCAGATATAAGCAATGGAGGTATGAATGCAAAAAAAGAGACAACTTCCAGTGTAAGATGAAAAATAAAGATTGTTCTGGGAAAATAATTATTCATCATATATTAGGATGGACTGTTTTCCCAGAACTTCGTTATGAAATAAATAATGGCATCACTTTGTGCCAGTTTCACCACCCATTAAAACGAGTGGAAGAAAAAAGACTTATACCATTCTTTCAAAGTATGGTGGAGGTTATCTGACAAATTTGGATTTTAACGAAGACGAAAAAGAATTATTCAGTATGATAAGTGAATTAAAACCGTATGATGTGATGCAAATAGCCATTAACCAGAATGGTACAAGAATGTCAGTAACCATTAAAAATAACGAGCAAAAGTATAAAGAGTTCAAAATAACAAGAAAGGACGAAACTTGACAAATGGTCGATAAAGAATAAAATTAAAATAACTTAGGCGATAAAGCCAAAAGCGACGCCAATCTCATTACGAGGTTTGGCGTTTTTTAGTGATATGAAAAAAGAAATAATAGTAAAAAAAAGAAAAAAAATGAATGAAACTATCGCAAGCACTCCACCTGATGAAATGACAACAAGTAATAAAGATTCTACATCCACAGTAGCTACTGGTGAAACGGAAAGTAAAGAGCGAGAGGAACAAGTTAAAGTTGCCCCATTTTCGGGTAATTTGGGACGGGAAGATCTTAATCAGTTGATAACTAAGATAAATGAGATAATCGCTTTTATCAATTCAAAATAACATGCCAAAAGAAGCAAAAACCCAAGCTGTCGAGGCATTTAATTCAAAGGTCGGAATATAAAAAGTAAAAAGAAGTGTATGAATAAATAAATACATTTCTAATAATTTGTCAATCAGATTACCATTACAAACACTTCTTACAGTAGATGATGGTTTAACAGCCACTGGCCCTGCATCGGTAAGCGGAGGCGTTGCAAACGCATTTCTGCTCCCACAGGATTGCGACAGCATTGTAGTTAAGTATAATGCGTCTATTATGGGCGGCGGAGCAAGTTTGACTTTTCAAACTTCTGATGATGGAGGAACTACTTGGTTTGATGTCCAAAGAACAAGCATTATTTCAGCAGGCGCTTCTATTCTTGCTGAATGGCTTGTCGTTCCAGTTGCTACTCTTGGAGTTAGAACGGGCGTTATTGTTACCAGTGTAGTTGCGGTAGGAAGCGTGCAGAGTTTTGGAAGCGTGATGACTGTTGTTGGAAGAGCTGGAGCTTCAACTTTGGCTCAACGAGAAGTATCAGGACTTCCAATTCTTGGGTTAAATGCTCGTGTTTTCAGGCAATATACAGCTGCAGTAACGAGTATTATTTCAGAAAAAGTAACAGTTTCAGCAAATAGTCAATCATCAGGAACTTAATGAATAACTCAAAACTAATTGAAGATACATTATCGCAAGAAGAACCAGCTGATGTTAAGCCAATGCTCAGAGCAAGGCAGGAAAAGATTGCTAAAATAATTGAAGCGATTGATGCTCTTGCTCAATCAGATTACTGGAAANTTCTTGANAATGANGTTTTTAAAGGTTCATTAGATTCTGCTGTCAATCAGTTNTGCGTGGAGAAAGACGACAGACAGGTTGCAAGGCTTCAAGGCAAGATAGAAGTTCTTAGTAAGTATGCTGATTTTAAGGGATTTAGCGAAGCATATAGATTAGAGTTAGACAGAATACGGAAACAGTTAAAATAAAGGTCGGTAAAATAATTAGTTCTTAAAAATATGAAAAAAGAAGAAAACCCGAGCACGGTGGCTCAAACGGCTCCAGAACCGACAGCGCCAAAAGCGCCAACGATTGAAAGACAGGGTTCGAGAACAGTGCCTGTTACAAGGCGATGGCCTCAAGTAAGAGGCGGCCTTTGTGAGTATTGTGGAGTAGTTGACAAAAACTACCCTTCAACAGAGCAATACAAACTCTGCCCTCATTTCAGGGAGATTGGGCAATTAAGGTGTTCCTATTGCGATGAAACAAAGAATCCTGATGATATTATCTATCACAGCGTTCTCAATATCGCGGCACATCCGGACAATCCTGATAAACTGATAGTGTGGTGTAATTCTTATACCTGTTCTCAAAAGCACGAGAAACGATTCGTTGTTTCTCAATAGGTATACCAAAGGTATAGTAAAGGTATACCAAAGGTATATCTAAAGTCTTGAGCTTAAAGTTAGTCCCTTTAAGCCAATGATAATAATAACTAAATCTTGATAAGAAGTTCGCCTTCCTTATCAATGTAAATAAAATGGCAGACGATAATGAGGAAATTATAGAAAATCCTGAGGAAGACCTTGAAGAAGGTCAGCTTGAGGAAGACCTTGAAGAAGGTCAAAAAGAGAGCAAGGTCGAAAAAAGAATAAAACAACTCTCAAATAAAGTTAAATTGACTTCTAAAGAGCGGGATGAATTAGCTAAAGGAAAACAAAAACTTGAAATTGAGCGAGATACCGCAAAAAAAGAAGTAGAGTTTTANTCCGCTTTCTCAGATACGACTGATAAGTATCCAAACGCCAAAGAATTTAAGGACAAAATTAAAGAGAAGGTTCTTTTGGGATATTCGGTTGAGGATGCGGCTGTAGCAGTGTTAGCCAAAGAAGGCAAACTGACTATGCCTCAACCAACACCTGATAATCCAGCTGGAGGTTCGGCAGTGAATCTTCCTAACACGGGAGAACCAAAACCTTTAAAAGATATGTCTTTAGAGGAAAAGCGGGCGGAAGTTATTAAAGCCGTAGATAGAGGAGATATAAGTTTAATTTAATAAGAGAGTTGAAAATTAAATGCCAGTAACAGTAAGAAATTCCAGTTGGGGAGGCGCTTCAACTAATGTTTCTGAATTATTGATTGGTTATATCAGGGATGAAATCCGAGTGTTAGAACCACAATTGCAGTATGCCCGTTTGGGAGTTCGCAGAGACTCGCCCAAAGGGTATGACAGAATTCTATTTCCACAGACTAACCAGCTTCCAGTGCAAATCAATGTTTCCATTGAGGGAGCTTTGGGAGGTTCGGTGTTTGGAGCAGGGGCTTCTATCCAGGGAGGACAAGCCGCGACAGCCAGAGGTTTCCCAGTATCATCTACTCAGGGTGTAGCCGCAATAACTGAAGGAACTAACCCTTCAGCTATTACTTGGGGTTCTACCAGTTATTCAACTGGGCCCTATCAATGGGGTATACTCGTTTCTGTCTCTGATTTATTAGTTCACAATTCGGCTATTGAGGTAGTTGACGCTTGCGTAATGCAAGTTAAAAACTCCCTTGCCAGATTGATAGATACAGCAATTCAGACAGTAGTAAACGCTGGAACTAATGGAGTTATCTACGCAGGTAACAAAACAGCCAGAACAGGATTAGCTGCAGGAGACTTGATTACTCAATCTGAAATGAATAAGGCTTATAGGAATCTTGCCGCTTCAAACGCCGCAGGATTAAGGCCTTATGATGGAAAATACTATGTCGCTGTAATTCACCCGTTTGCGGAGTCAGACTTAATGTCTAATACCGCTTCAGGTTCATTCAACGATGTAGGACGATATACTTCGGTAGATGACTTAAGAGCAGGAGCTTTGGGCGACTTTAGGGGCATTCGTTACCTAAGGTCAGCTTGGCAGAATTACTTTAACTCAACAGTTAATGTTTTCCCGACAACCGTGTTAGGAGAGCAGTCATTTGGTTGGGGATTCTTCCAGCAACCAGAGCCAATTCTTGTAACTACGCCTGATTCAAACAATCCATTGAATCTTTACACCTCTATTGGTGGAAAAGTAACTTTGGGAGTAACCAGATTTGAAGATGCCGTTGCGATATACAGAATCGCAAGAGTTGAGAGTGCCGTAAGTTCGTAGAATAACATAGTTTGTTATTTGTCAATACTCCTTATGCTTATACATAGGGGGTATGACTCAGACAATAAATTATGCCAGACGTAAGCGATATTTTAACTTTTAGTAGAACCCAAGCAAAAACCGATTCAAATGGCTTAACTAATGCCACTGGTCTTATTTTTTGCAACGAAGCCCAGTCTGATTTTCACCGAAGGCTAATCGCCAGAGGAGTTGATGCAAGCCAACTTCAAGAGTCTTACAGAGACGGCACAGCCAGCACGGGAACATATCTTTACCCGACTGATATGTTTTTTTTGAAGGCAATAGAACTAAATTATACCGATACAAACCAAGAAAACTATAAAAGAGCGGAGCAAGTGGATGTTTCTAACCTTCAAGGCAATATGTCTTTTGGGTGGTTTAGAAAGAACGCCAGCAAGGAAAGCCCTATGTTTGACGATAGAGGCGATTGGTATGAGATATTTCCGACACCTGTTTCCACTGACAATGTTTCTCAGCTTATCAGGCTATTTTATTTCTTAAAACCAACGGATTACACGGCAGTTGCAGATACTTTGGCATATCCTATTACGCTTGATTACAGGATTCTGGGTTGGAGGGTAGCGGCAAGTTATCTGTATTCTTTGGGAAAGATAAACGAAGGGGATGCTTTTAATTTAAAATATGAAAAAAGAACAGAAGAGTTAATTTCTACTCTTAGTCGCGGCGCTCAGCAACCTACACAAACAAGGGGTCTGGCGCTTGACGGGTACGAGTATTAAAATATGCCTTATGTAAATATCGCAAAGCCAACAAGTAGTGTGTACACAGGCACTTATGTTGAAGGCAAACAAATTTACGATCAGGCTGATATTGAGTACGACCAGTCAAGTGTTTCCTATGACACAGTTAATGACGCAAATTATACAACCATTTCAAAGCCGACAGGCAGTGTTTATACTGCCATCGTAAAACCAACATAATTAACAAAAAATGTCAACATTTCCAAGCGTAATTTCAACTATAAGCGACCCAACAGCCACCAACAAATTGAATTCTCCTTCACACTCATCTGTTGAGACGGCTCAAAACGATGCCATTAAGAAGGTAGAGACCTTTATAGGCACGCTTTCTTCGGCAGTTGGGACGATTATGTATGATGTGAGAGCCGTTGCTTCAGACGGAGGAGGACACGTTCAGGCGGCAAATAAAGGCGGCACAGGGCAGACAGCTCTTACTAAAGGGGATGTTCTTGTTGCCAGTTCATCATCAGTTTTAAGCAAGCTGGCGATAGGCAGTAATAATCAGGTTTTAACCGCAGATAGCAATCAAGCGGCAGGAGTTAAATGGGCAGGGGTGGCTAATGCCGTTGATATTCAAAACGAGACTTTTATTTATGCTCGGGCTTCGGTAATGTCAGGTTCTGTATATGGAGTAAAACTTTCTGAAAATCCCTCTATTCTTTCTGACGGATTGGGTTTAGTAATAAAAATTCCAGCCGTTCCAACAAGCACACCTATTGCTTTGCAGGTCTTTACAAGTTCTTCTGGTTCTGTGTCAGCTTTAATTAAGAAAACAAACTTAGCTAATCCAGATACTACCGATATTACTGCGTCTATGATTGGAATTTTTAAATTTGACTCGGTTAGTTCGGTGTTCCAAATAATGAATCCTTCGTCAATTGTGTCTTTACCTTATGTTGATTTATCTACAGACCAAACTATAGCAGGGGTAAAAACTTTTAGTTCTGACCCAATTATTCCTGATGAGGCTTATGGCGTAGGGTGGAATGGAGTGTTAGAACCGCCTACTAAAAATGCGGTGTATGACAAAGTTGAAACTATCATTCCAGTATTTGGTTCAGGACAAACAAATAGATTGGGTTCAAGCGGCACAGGAACCCAAGATGTGGCTCACGGATTAGGGGTTACGCCAAAACTTGTGATAATTACGGCAATGTGGAGTAATAATACTGGTTCGGCTGGTATCTCTCACGGTTCTGCAAGAAGCACCAGTACTGATACTGTGAGTGCCATTGATATTACAAATGCTTCGGCAAATTTAGTAAGTCAAAATGCTTCGGCTATTATTGATATTCAAATAGGAAGTAATGTGATTGCTGATTTAAGCGCGTTAGATGCAACAAATTTTACACTTAACTTTACAACAATGGATGGTTCTGCTGGTTCAGATGTTAAAATTCAATGGGAGTGTTTTGCTTAATTTTATAAAATGAAAACTTTAACTATCACAAATTTTCAAGGCAGATTAACCAGATACGAAAAAGGAGATATAAATTCTGGTCTTGCCAAGTATGCTAAAACTTTCGGCAACGACCCGTTTTCCGACCCTGGAAATCTTACTTGGTTTGAGCAACCCACAAGGATAGATTCTGGCGAGAGTGTGATAACCGACCTAATTATGGCTGCTCGCCCTCGTTTGGAATCAGGCATAACTTATGTTTATGCCATAGGACACACAGGGCGGCTTTATAAAATTCAGGTAAATAATATAGGAACATATAACCCAGATTTTGACAGCCCCGTGCTTCTGGCGACCTTAACAGCCCAAAGTCCGACCTTCAAATATGGGGCTTCAATTCAGTTTTATGGCTCAACTGAAAAGATTTTTATAGGACACGATAGGGGAGTAACTAAAATAAACTTTGACGGCGCTTCTGAAACATTTGTAGGTACTCAATCTTCTTATACTTCAAGCGTTCCTCGCCCTTCAGTGCAATTTGCTGGAAAACTTTACTTTGGCAATGGCATAAACTTGGTTGAAATTGACTCTACGGAGACTGTAATATCCTATTCTAAAATCTCTCCAGCTTTTCCTTCTGGGACTCAAGTGAGAGATATAGATGTCTCGCCCGATGGTACTTATGTTCAAATAGTTGTTTCAAGGGTTTCTCAAGCTGATATGACTGTTATTACTCAAGACACCGCCTCACTTTCATCGGCTGACTCTTATTTAATGAAATGGAATGGAGTAGATGCAGGGATTACTTCTTTTGACCCATATAACGCTTATTCTTTAAATGCTAATACCTCTTTTGGCCCTTTTTCATATACATTGGGGTATGACTTAGGCGGAGCTGCGTTATATGCAGGCGGGAGTAAAGCAATTTCTTTGCCTAACTCTGTTTCACCGAATTTTGGAGCGATGTTTTCTACGGGAAATTTGGTTGGATTTGCCGCTCCAGAGCAAGATGCGTCAGTTTTAAAAGGTTCTCTTCTTGTATACGGGCAATATGATAATGAAATACAGGAAGGGTTATTTAGATTATTCAGAATTTCAGCCACAACTCAAACCGACATCCAACAGATACCTGTTTGCGCGGTAGTTTCAAACTTATTTTACGGAGCTTCTTCAGCAGGATATACGAATAATAGAGTTGGTTCGGCAAAAGTGTATTTTTCAACATTAGAAACAGATTCCGCTCCGACAACTAAATACAAACTCTATAAGTTCACCACAGTCCCGACAGGAGTGGGAACTGTTATAGCTGGAGTATACGAGACACAGACCCAGTTATTTTCAGAGAAGATAGCTATAAAAGAGATAAGAGTTTATGTCAAGCCATTGGTAACTAATAATGAGTTCAAATTAGAGCTTATAGGGTCTGACGCAGATATTATAACCAATTCAGCAAAGACTTTTACGGTAGGTTCAACTGCGACATCTGGGAATGATATAGAAAGATATGCTCCAGATATAAATCAAACTTATGCTTTAGGATTAAGAATAACTAACATTGGAACAGCAAATATGACTTTCAAGAAAATAGAAATTGATTATGATTTCGTTAAAAGCTAATGGAAGAAAAAATAGATAAAAAACAAATATGGGACGTTATCAGGGAATATATGAAGTCGCAGGCTTTTACCGACAGGAAATTAACAGATAATCCGACTGACGCCTTGTCGGTAGTAAACAGAAAGTATGTAACTTTAAATGGGGTAGTCGCAGATAGACCAAAATCGTCAGTTGCTTCAGTAGGACAAAGTTATTATGCCACAGATATTAATATTCCAATGACATATAGCGAAGGTGGCTGGAGAAATGGAGTAGGTTCAATAATTGCTTTAAATAATTAAATATGTCAGAACAAAAAGTCAATTTAAAACCATATAAATATACCGTCAACGGGATACAGTATTTTGATGTAACGCCCGATTATAATGTATCTAATCAATATACCCCTGCTTCAGTTGAAGAATTACAGGGAGAGATAGGCAGGTATCAGGGTAAAACAGATGAGTGGTCGCAAAATTATCTGCAATCCCTACAGTCGGGTTTGTCTAAAATACAATCAGGGTCTTCTCCTTATGTATTGAATGAGAAAGGAGTTTTGGCTACCCAACAGGAGGTAGCCGCACAAAAAGCCCAAAGAGAAGCAATGGCTTCAGGTAGGGATGTGGCATTGGGAGGGACACTGGATGCTTTGCTAACTGTTCCAAAGGGAACTCCAACTCCGCAAGAGGCTAATAGGGCGTTTCAAGCTACGCTCCCACCACCTAAATATGAGGAGTTTCAAACAAGACATCAAGCCGCTAAAGACGCAGGTGTTCAAGCGCCCTCAACCTATGAAGGAGCAACCAGTATGTTTAACCAATTCCCAGCCTCTCAACAAGGCACGAGTGCGCTTGATAACTTTGTTACGCAAGATCCCAACTTAAATTCTACTATAAGAGCTTATCAGGATTATATGGGACAACAGAACCAGCGAACCAGTCTGGTTGAGGAATATAAGTCTCTTTTAAAGACATCAGGCATTGAGGCTATTGATATGAAGTTGATAAATATGAAGAAAGTTATTGAAGGGACAGAAGATGATATCAGGACAGAAGTAACCAAAGCAGGCGGGTTTGCTACAGATTCACAAGTGATAGCTTTATCCAATGCAAGGAATAAACAGCTTATTAAAAATTACAATACTTTATTAGAAACACGAAATTCAAAAGAACGCTATCTTGATACGGTAATGAACTTAACCCAGCAAGACAGACAGGAAGCTGACAGACTTTTTGAAACGAAAATGAACTTTGGGTTTAAGATAGCGGAGATCAACCAGCAAATGAAGCAGAACGCCATAAGTACCATAGATAGAGTAGCTCAAACTTTAGGATGGGACGGAATTGAAGAAGCAACAAGGGGTAACCCTCAACTAATAACTCAAATTGAGAGGACTTATGGTTTGCCAACAGGAGGATTGAGCATAGCGGCTCAACGGGCGGCTCAAGCAAGAGCATTTGCGCAACAAGAAAGAGAGTTAGCATTAGAAGGTAAGGCTGGGCAAAAGAAACAGCAAGAATTTGAAAATAAACTTGCTTTAGATAAGTTTGAAGAAGATAAAAGAAAGTTCGGATTGCAGTATGCTTTAGATAAACAAAAAGAAGCGAGATTGGGGGCAGTAAAAGATTCAGAGATAACTGGTGATAACAAAAAACCATTATCAGTGCTTGACTTAGCAAGATTTCAAGAACTTTATCCTGATGCTGGAATAACCGCAGGTGATACCGAAGCATCTGCTATCCAAAAGGTTCAGAAATTAAGCCAACCAAGAGCATTTTCAAAGGCAGAATTAACTACTGCTATTCAAGAAGATAAAACTGCTAAAACTTCTTATGAAGAAGTAATTGCTGGTATTGATGCTAATCTCTTGATTTCTAATAAAGATGAGGCAAAGAAAGTAGCTACTAATGTATATGGTAAAAAAGAACCATTGCCAGAAGGACAAACAACAAGAGTGGCAGAAATTAAAAAAACTTATACTAGTAGAAGTTTTTACGAACCCATTCCGACAATTATAGATTCAATATCTGATTTCTTATTTAAACCATACTATCCTATGAAATAATGGGAATAGCAACATTAGGCACAACTAAAAGTATAGGAGGAATTTCAAGAATAGGAAAAACTAAAGTCGTTAAAAAGACGACTGATTTGACTTCTCTTGAAGGATTAAGAACTGCTACTGAGCAAGCAGGATATGGCAAGGAAGTTTCAAAGATATTAGATCAAAAGTCAAAACTTTCTTTTCTACAAAGATTAGGCAAAGGATTGGGAGCTTTTAACCCAGCAGAAGCTGTCTTAACGGGTATTGAAGAAGAAAGTCCTATTGCTGGAATTGCTAAATATGGCACAGGTATTGCAAAAGGCATAGGTTCGGCTATTACAGGAAGAGATTATGAGGGGGAACGCAGATACTTTTCTGATGTTGCCGAAAAGTTGGGGGTTGAAAATGGAATAGCGAAATTTGGGATAGGGTTTGTGGGAGATGTTTTGTTAGACCCGACAACTTATTTTGGCGGAGCGATAGCCAAAGGAATAGGATTTACTGCCAAAGGAGCAGGTAAAATTGCTTTAAGGGGTGTTGAGAAGTTAACACCTGAAACAGCTATTGGTTTAAAAATAGCAGGTGAGGGACTACAAGACGCATTGGGTAAGGCTTTTCAGTATGGTTATAAGTCAAGTAGAGGGGCAACTGATGATATATTGAAGTTTTTATCAAAAGAACAACAGGCTAAATTAGGTTTAGCTTCTTCTAACTTAGACCGATTGGGAACAGGAGTTTTGACAAAAAGTCAAAGAGAAGAGTTGGCTTTAAAAATGATTGCAGGGAAAAGGGCGGAATTTTTAGCAAGAGAGGCCGGAGATACTATTGTGCCTAAAATAGACGATACATTAAAACCTCTCGCCCAAGAAGCCATAAAAAAAGGAGATGATATAACTTTCAATTATACTAATTTAAGGGGGGAAACAAAAATTATTAAAGGGAAAGTAGAAAAACCTCCAATAGGAAAAGACTTTGATTTTTTTACCACTGTTGATGATAAAGGAATAAGATATGTGCCAAAAAGAACCGACATTATTAACCAAGCAATTAAGGGAGTATCAAAAACTTCTGCACAAATTGCAAGAGAAACGGGGGAAACAATCACTCCACAAATTGATAGCGTTCTTCAACCCCTTGCCCAAGAAGCAAGGAAATATAAGAGTGCGGAGGAGTTTGTGAAAGTAATTGAAAGCAATAAATTAGAACACGGTTCAAAAGAAGTTTTTTCTCAATTCAAACAACCCGGAGAGGATTGGGCAATTTTTGCAAGTAAACCAGGCGAAGGATTAACCGCTAAAAAAATAGGCGAACACGCTGGTCAAAAATACGAAGTTTTACCAGTCGGAAAAATAAAAACATTAGACCCAGCATATATTAAAAATGAAGATGTTGTTAATATCTTCAAGAAAGTAGCCAAAGATAATGGATTAAATTATAATCCGCTTGGTTATGGCGAAAAAGATATAGGATTCGGGCATATACCTGGTTTTATCCAAAAAGATATTATTAAAGAAGCCAAAAAATTAGGATATAATCATATACTTTTTAGAGAAGCAAATGGAGAAATTTCTCACGCATTCACAAATGCCGAAAATCTTACAATTATTCCTTCTAAATCCCAACTCACCGACTTCTATAACCAAGCTACGAAAACAGCGATAAAAATTCCTGCTGAAATAGCAAGAGAAACCGCGTTAAAAGGAACTTCAAAAGAAGTTGCAGAAGTAATTGAAAAACAAACAGCGAGAGGAATGAAATTTGGCGAACAGTTAGGATTAGAAAACCCCTATGAGGTTTATTTCCCATTCATTAAAAAGGATAAGTTAGCAAAGTTTTTGAATGAGAGCAAGGGAATTAAAGTTGGAAGCGAAGGATACCGCAAACAATTCAAAAACTTGCTTACCAACGAGAATATGGAACTTGACCCAGCGAAAGCATTTTTTACAAGAGAAAGCCAAATTGTTTCAGACAATATGACGAGAGATTTTTTAGGTGGATTTGTTAAAAAGTATGGTAAAGGGTTAGATGAATTTAAAAGTGTTGATGACGCAGTAAAACAAGGATATACGCTTATAAAAGAAAAGGGGATTTTTGGCAAGGAGTTAGGATATGTAAATAAATACGATGGGGCGTTGATAAGAGATAGTATAAGCCCTGAATTTCAGACGGTAAATATGCTTGCAAAGGCAACAGGATTTGACGCTATTACTTCACTTTTCAAAAGAAGCGTAACGGGATTGTTTGCTCCATTTCATGTCAGAAACTATGTCTCTGGTTTGATACAAAACTTTGAAGTATTGGGAGCAGACGCTTTTAATCCAAAGAACATAGCCATAGGGCAGAAGATTGCTTACTTAATGGGGAAAAATGCTAAAATACCAGCAGGGACTTTGCAGATAGGCGGAAAGACAATGAAGTTTAGCGAAGTTATGAAACCATTTGTTAATAGATTTTCGGGCGATACTTTTTACAATAATGATTTTATGTTCGCCATTGAAAAAGGAGTAGAATTAAAACAGGTGGCTAAAACTTTTGGCAAACAAAGAATTGTAGAAACAGCTAAAACATTGGGATTTGGACAAGAAGCCATACCTTTTAAGATTGGCAGGACAATAGGGCAATTTATAGAACACCAGCAAAAAGCCACTGCATATATTACAGCATTAGGACAAGGCAAAAACATAGATGACGCTTTGAGATTGGCAGAAAAAGCAGGATTTGATTATAGGGCCTTAACAAGATTTGAAAGCCAGATAATGAGGCGTATTATTCCTTTTTATTCTTTTACAAGAAAAAACATTGAGTTGCAATTAAGAACTTTAGGAGAGAACCCGCAGAGGATAAATCAAGTGTTAAGGTTTTTCGGAAGTATAGGAGAAAGTATATCAGAAGAAGAAAGACAGGCATTGCCCGCTTTTATTAGAGAAAGCATAGGTATAAAACTTCAAGATACCCCAGAGGGATTGAAACAATACATATCATCATTTGGAACGCCTATTGAGGCATTTACGCAATTATTTGGAAGCAATCCTATACTACGAGCCATTAGCACTATGAATCCTATACTGAAAGTCCCCGTTGAAATTGGTATTGGAAAGGATAGTTTTAGGCAAAGGGATTTAAAAGATGTCTACAATGCCAACGAATACAAATTAGCTCCGCAGATAATAAAAGACCTTTTAGGTATTAAAGAGGTGCAGAAGGATATTTTAGAGAAAAATAAAACAGGGAAATTAGTTAAAGTAGGTGAGAGGACACAATATGTGGCAGACCCTGTAAGACTGCTAATAGCAAGGAGTTTATTCACTTCAAGGGGAGTATCTTATTTAGACCAAGTATTTTCTAATGATTTGCGAGGGTTGGTTAAAGTATTGAAAACTACTACGGGAATAAAACCCCAACAGATTGATATTGAAATGCAAAAAGCATTTAAAGAGAAAGAAGAAAAGAGGAAATTGGAAGACTTATTAATTAGAACAGGAGAGGTCAGAAGATTTGAAAGAATTTATACTCCAAAATAATTACTTCCATAAAGGATGTCCAGTGCCACTTCCATCTTGATAATCTTGGTAGTTTGAAGAGTAATCAGGTTTTCCGATTTTACTTCCACCCCAAATAAGCATTACAACAATCCATATAGTTAAAAAAATAATTCCAGCGATAATTTGTTTATTCATAATATAATTATTAATAATCACATTATGCCACAAGATAACTTACAAGTAAATAGTCAAGAGCCACAAGAGCAAAATCCCGATGAAACGGCGGCTGTGCTTGCTTTCGCCACAAAACTTTCAGAACAACTCCTGCCAAAACAGCCACAGACGCAAGAAAAGGGGGCTGTAAACAATTTAAAACAGAAAGACGAGGTAGACACCGCAAAAGAGGAGAAAGTTGATTTAGAAGCCAATAATAAAGAAATGGAGAAGATGATAAATTCTAAACTTGATGAATTTAAAAAAGAATTAAAAGCAACAATTAAAGATGAGATTTCGGGCATAAAAGAAAGTATTGAAGGAGCATTAAACGAAGATGACGAATAAAAAAAAGTTGCAAAAGATATTAGTAGGCATTTCCCGCACTGATACAAAGGGCGTTTTTAAATCTGTTGAAATAGTCCAAAAGAGAATACAAGAAATTAAGGGGCAAATTGAGTCTATTTTTAATTCCATTATTGAACTTAAGGGCGAATTAAAAAAGAGCGAGGGAGAGTTAAGCGGCGCTTTAAACCAAAAATTACTTACTTTAAAATCTGCTATGGCAGAATACAAGAATGCCAGTTTAGAGAGACTTGGTGTTTTATCGGCAGAAATAGACGGATTAAAAAAAGATATTAGGGAAATATCAGGCAGGAAAGTTGAAATACCGGACTTTCAAAATCAGATTAAAGATGTTGAGAATGAATTAAAAAGAGCAATTTTTGACTTAAATGAAGACAATGAAAAAAAATTAGAGGAAGTTTTAAGTAATTCTCAAAAAGCAATTGCTGATTTGAGAGAAGAATTAAAGAAATTGCGAATAGATACTATGTCGGTTATATCAAGCAGAGGAGGAGGAAATATGAACCGAAATATCTTAGTAGAAAATAACCCGTCTATACTTGGAAGATATACCGATTTAAATATATTGGCTGGAAGTAATGTAACATTTGCCTCTACCAACAACGATAATTTAAAGACCACCGATTTAACCATAGCGATTGCTTCAAGCCCGACGTTCGCTAATATAACCGATAGTGGACTTACCGCAGGGCGCGTTACCTTTGCAGGAGCGGCAGGTTTATTAACTGATAGCGCTCTTTTAAAATTTGATTCTATTACAGGACAACTTGGTGTGGGATTTTTAGGAACTATTCCCGATTGGGCGGTTTTATACGCTTATAAAGCAAGCGGACCAGCTAATTCTGCAATACAATCGGGAGACGATTATGCTAACCACAGGATTCTCTCTTTCAATGCTGATTCGTGGTTTATGATGCAAGATGCTGGCACTGCTAATTCTTCGTGGTATGTAGGTTCAGATTATAGCGATTCACAAAAATTTAAAATCGGATGGAGGGAAGCCGCCGCTGGACAGCCAGGAGATAACGATTTTTTAACGATTTCTACGACTGGCAACGTCGGCATCGGGACGACGACACCCACCGCAGTTCTTCACCTCAAAGCAGGCACGGCAACGGCAAACACCGCCCCATTTAAATTTACTTCTGGACCATTGCTTACAACACCAGAAGCAGGAGCAAAGGAGTTTTTGACTGATAAGTTTTATGGGACGATAACCACAGGAGCTGTAAGACATACTTTCGCTACATTGGAAAGCGCGGCTCAAACCTTTTCAAATGATATTTTAGTGCCAGATGAGGCATACGGGGTTGACTGGAATGGTTCGCTTGAGGTCCCTACTAAAAACGCCATCTATGACAAAATAGAAACTATAAGCGGAATTCCTGCAGGTTTAGATACGCAGGTTCAGTTTAATGACGGAGGAGTATTTGGAGGAGATGCTGGATTTGTTTATAATAAAGCAACTGGGAGAGTTGGTATCGGGACGACACCTATTGAATTATTAGATATTCAAGGAACGATGGCTTATGACAATGCCTCAACTGCCACTGTTTTATCAGGCAATACTTCGGTTGCTGTAACATTTCCTACTGCATTTCAAGCCGCTCCGATAGTCGTCGCAACCCCTATGGCGAATGTATCTTGCTGGATTACAAGCATTACGGCTTCAGGTTGCACAATAAATATAGGTTCAGCGGCAGGAACTGCTGGAGTAATAGTAAATTATATAGCAATAAGAGAAACATAATGGAAAAAGAATTATCAATTTGTGGTTTGTTGGCGGGCAGGTTTTATTCTCTTGAACCGTATTTTTGGGGACTTTCAATTATTGACTATCCAAAAGATAAGATTAACTTGATATTTTTAACCAATTCTGACAACGAGGATTTTCTGCATATTTTAGAAAAAAGAATTATAGAATTAAAAGGATATAATTCAATTAAATTTATAAAATCAAAAACAGTAAGACCATCTGCCAATGCTTTTATAGAGAATGGCGTTCATACCGCAGAACACGCAGATGTAATAGCCAGACTTTATAACGAATTATATTCTTATATTGAAACAGAAGAGTTTTTATTCCTTGAAGACGATGTAATAGCCCCGTCAAACGCAATAAACGGGCTTCTGCCATGTTTTAATGATGAAAAGGTCGGCTATGCCTGCGGAACACAGATGAACAGGCACACAAAAATAGATAATTCAGTTTTTATTTGGGACCTAATTAAGAAAAGAGTTTATCCTGAGGGCGACAGCAATAATACAATAACCTATGGAGCGACTGATTTGAGAAAACCATTTGGTATTAAAGAAATAGGACTTGGACATTTTGGATTAACTATGCTTAAAAAGTCTGTTTGCGAGCAGATACAAAAACCTATATTCAAACCAAACTTAGCGATAGCAGGGGCTTTGGTGGGTTGCGATATGGTTTTATGTATTGAATTGGAAGAATTGGGTTATAAAAGAATTGCTAATTTTGATGTAAGAGGTTTGCATTTAGATAGTCAAAATAAAATTCACTAAAAATATGCGCCCATCTTTGGAATTTTGCAGAGAAAAATTTAAAGGAGAAGTTTTGGGAGCTGAAATAGGAGTGGCAATAGGCGACAATGCTTCTGAAATGTTAAAAGAGTGGACTGAATTAAAACTAATTCTTGTGGATAGTTATTGGCATTCTTTAGAATGGGCAAAAAGAACAGAGGATAGATTAAAAGAATTTAACGACCGTATTACTTGGTATATTGACAGTTCGCAAGAAGTATCACGAAAAATACAGGATAATTCTCTGGACTTCGTCTATATTGACGCAGATCACACTTACAGAGATTGTTATATGGATATTAGGGTATGGTATCCAAAAGTAAAGAGTGGCGGAGTATTGTGCGGACACGATTTCTTTGAAGAGCCCGGAGTTAATAAAGCGGTATGCGAATTTGTAAAAGACAACAATTTATTATTAAATGCCCGCTGGGCAGATGACTGGTGGGTTTGTAAAATCTAAATAAAAAATAACGGAATGACGGAATTTTTAACATCATTATCACAAATTAGTCCGACAGTCGGAGTTGCTTTGATAATTTACTTAATAGTAAAAGATTTTTTGAAGTCTAAAAATAGCAATGGAATGAACGGAGTAAAGAAAGAAGATAAAAATCAGGATGTTGAGATTGCGGTTTTAAAAACACAAATGCTTGCCGTTCTTACGAATCATTTGCCGCATATTTT